GTAAACCATACTCTCAGCCATTCTATCAACTTCTCTGTCGGCTATCTTTGCAACTTTAGCACCAAGATTGTTGAAGAACCTGTCAATACCTCTTCCTGATACACTTCTTTGACCAGATTGCATTATGGTTTCTCTCCAACCCCAATAGTAAACACGATAATATCATTCTGTGACTTTATCTCACTTACAGATGTGATATTCTGGCCATCAAATAACCAAGTAGTATCAATCATCTGTCCAAACCAAGGAATTATATATCCACCCTCTTTAAATCCCTCTAGGTTTGTGTTTTGACCATCAAGAGGGAACATGCCTGACATCTTACTATTCTGTGCAGTATATATGTCATAATCTGTTGTGCTTGTTGCTGTACTTTTACCGGTAGCTGGGTCATAATCTGTTGGTACTTGAACAACTTTAGTAAGAACGGAAGAGTTACCAAGCTCCTTACACAAGTCTTTAGCCACCTTCCTCATTTCATTACTAAAAGAACTCATAATTAACTCCTACCCAAAAGAGTCTGCGACAACCCAGATGTTTTAGTTTTTAGTGCATATCCCAAATCCTTCATACACTTCCAAGCTGATTTAGGAACACGATATACAGTACCTTTTGATACAGTTCCAGCAACATCATAGAATTCTCTCTCAATACTACCTACTTTTTGTTTCTTGATAGCACCAGTAGTATTTGTTGATGTCACACCTGAAGATAGGTTATTAACAGTATCATGTACTGCCATTAATGCTTGAGATTCACTAACGCATACTGGTAATGGATTTGGATACTTAGTTGGGTCTGTATGGTCAATTATATCACGATATGCTATCCTCAGTAGTCTTTCCTTGTCGTCTGGAGCTAATGCAGTCCATTCTGGTGAGTTCATTGTTAGCAAGCTGATATACAAGTCCGCTTGTTGAACTGTTACAAAACTATCTGCTGCTGGGTCTGGATATATTGTTAAAGCCATTTGTGTTCCTTAATTTGTTATTTGTTTTCCATTATTTGTGATAACTAATCCATGATTGATTATCTCTCTATCGTTTTGAACTAAAGATATTGGACTTGGTTGTGATGGAACTGAAGATGACCCCTGCATTCTCAGCATACCGGCAGTCATAATCATATCAACCTTGTATGCCATAGATATTGGGTCTTTTATCGGTTGTCTAATTCCTATGCTTATGTCGTCTGGAAATCCACCTGTATTCATCATTGGTCTCTGCTCGATAAATGCTTTAAGCTGATTTGCCAAAAACATAGCATCTTGAGGGGTGTTTGCAAAAACATGGATAGCATAATTCTTTACAGATGACATGGACAGCACACTGATATTGCACCAAGAACTACGCTGAAAACCATTCATAGCATACTGAACAATAGGGTTAAGCTGTATAAGTGATTGGTAGTCGTTGGTCATCTATTAATCCTCTTTAGGCTTCCTGCCACGTCTTTTCTTTTCTTCAGTCTTGGGAGCTTCTGATTTCTCATTGGCTTCCTTTCTAAGTCTAGCTTGGCACTGCGTCATAGTCTCACCATCTTTTCTAAGGTGATGTATAATTTCTGTATTGGTCATCATGCTGCTGTAGTAACCTTCTTCTCTGCATTAGCTGAACATCCAGTAGCGTTACAAGCTTTAACAGTGATAGTGTACTCTGTTGCAGCAGTAAGACCAGTAAATGTTTCATTTGTTACAGATACGTCTTTTGGATAACCAGTGATTGCAGGAGTGATACCAACTGTATATTTAGCGGCATTAGCAGTCTGCGCCCAATCAAGTTTAATCTCTGTCTTGGTTACGCCACTCTCAGTAAGTCCCGTTGGTTTAGCAGGCTTTGGTAGTGGAGGATTAGGATTAGATGGGTGATTAGCTGCCTCAACCAAATCTCTCGCCTCATGTGTCATAGTTTCATTTGGGTCTCTAAGTCTATGAAGGCATGCTGTCATAGTCTCTCCGGATTGTTGATTGTCGTGGATTGCTTGTGTAGTAGTTTTTGCCATGATAATTCCTTTTTACGGGTATTATATCATAAGTTTGTAAAGTAAGAAGTGGGAAGTTGAAGGTCAAATAAATGACCCTCATAGAAAAAGTTAGATGTTTTGTTGAAGCCAGCCGAAGCCAGCTAGAGCGTTTTACTTTTTAGTGAGCAGAAGAACACCAGCAGTATTCTTAGCATCAGTTGCAACCTGCGCCCAGTTAGCAGACTTAACAATTTCAGTTCTGTTAATAGTCTTAGTCTTGTCGAATGCATAACCTTTAAGGTCGATACCATACTGAGATTCACCTTGCCACATGATTGTGATGTTGTCTTTACCAAGCTCTTCTTTAGTAGTGATATAGAAGTCATCATCACCAATACAAGTAATAGCGTTTACAGACAATGCAAGAACAGCACCGGAGTCAGAAGCAGCAGCACCCTTACCGATAAGAGCAGGAGAGTCAGTAACAAGAACAGGCTTACCAAGTGTAGCAACAGAACCAGAATTCAATGTAGCACCGGCAACTGAATCAATAGTAGCAGCAACAACATTACCTTTCATAAGACCATAGTAGTCAGCTGAACGCATTACGAAACAAGCAATCTCGTCAAGCTTATCACCATATTTACCCATAGCATCAATCATAGTATCATAAGATAGTACAGTAGTTGCAGCTGCACCAGCATTTACAGTCATAGCATCAGTCTTTTGGATAGCACCAATAAGTGAACCGATAGAAGTGTTAAGCATGTCAGCCATTACAGCATTTGCAAGTGCTTCACCAAGTAGCATAGAGAATTCTTCTGGAGTCTTACCAATGTCAAGGAACGCTGAACGAGTTGTTTCGTATGGCCCGAATCTTGCAGGTAGGTAAGGAATAACATCTTCAAGTTGTTGCATTTTAGCCGGAGTTACAGCAGCAGTAGAGTTCTTATCTCTATCTTTTACCAAATCAGACTGTGCAAGTTCTTTGAAGAATGCGATTTCCTTATAGTTACCTACCAAAGAAGCAGTTGTAAGGTTAATAGCGTTATTTGAGTTTGCATTGAAACCTGCTACGTTTTGAGCTAGTTTTTCTAGGTATCCAGATTGAACCCACTCAGTATAGACTTTAAAATCATTAGGGACAGTAATTGCCATGATATTTCCTTTGTTTTTTGTTTTTTGTTTTTTATTCGTTGAGTCAAAAGTATCCACCCTGACAAATAGCATCTTGGAGTATTTAGTATGCGTCCATATTCAACCCACTAAAATATAATCACCATATCTCCGATACAGCTACAAACTCAAGTACGTCCATACTTAATTAATGAAAGTATAACAGAAAAATATTATAAAGTAAACTGAAGAACTGCCCAAGGGGGAAAGGGCAGTACGAATAAATTGAATAAGGATGTATGAAACATTGTAGGGACTTACACCAATTACATGAGGGGAAGGTGCTATGGATGCCCAGTGATTAGATTAATGGTAGTGCTTGATATGCCTCTTCACCATATTTTTCTCTATAGGCTTTCTTCTCTTCCATTCCCATTTGAGTACGGACAAATTTTCCACCACCAGAACCACTACCACCACCAGCTCCACCACCAGCAGGTTTGTCAGTAGGCGCACCACCACCAGCAAGGAATCTCTGTTCAAAAATGAAATCTCTTGATTGGTCGCCTTTGATTTGGTTAATTCTATCTTCAAGTGTCAATGGATTTGAATTGTCGTTGAATAGCGTCTCACCATTCTCACCTTTATAGACAATCTCTCCATTTTCATCAAACTCTGCATTTTCACCAACCCATTGCATTAACAAATCAGCAGCATGCTTACTTCTAACCTGACCCATTACATCTGTACCGGCAATAGCAAGATTAAGTCTCATCTTATTGATATTCTCATCTCTTGTTGCAATCTCATTCTGTAACTTGTCAAGCTTCTCGGCAGAACTGATTTTAAGGTCATTGAACTGTCTATCTCTTGCAGCAATAACATCATCAGCAGCATAAGTTGAAAGTCTTGCCTTAATAGCATCTGGACTAAATTCTTCAATACCAAGCTCGTTTTTAATAGTGGTTTTTACCTTATCTCTTGACTGGATAGCTTCAGCAAGCTTGTTATTTACATCACCAATTTGTCTCTCAAGGTCTGTAACTCTTCCGGTGTTTGCAATCATTGTATTTTCAATTTCTGCAACCATAGCACTCGCTTCAGCATTGTCCGCAACTAAACTCTTTAACTCTGTGATTCCCATATTTATTCTCCAATAAATTAAATTTGTATGACAAGTATATCAGTTTTGTATTACAATGTCAAGATGTTTACTCATCACCTGCTGTAATTGCTGATTTTGTTCTATTATCTTGAGTGTGCATATTGTCATTACTAATCTTTGGAACAGGCTTGAAGTTGTCTGCTTTGATTTTTTCAAGCTCCTGTCTTGTACTCTCAATACTGATAAGCTCTGCATCTGAATAGGACTGCAATAGTGTTTCGATAGATATAAGACCCTGCATATATGATTCGAATATAATTCTTTGTCCATCTGTACCAGCAAGTGCAGAATTGAAATCTTTTGATAGAATAAAAATAGCATCAGCCGGAACTTTCTCATTAAAGAATTCACTCAATATAGTCAAGGCTTTATACATACCAGTCTGGACACTAATGGCTATTGCTCCTACTCTATCACTCGCCTCAGCCTGCAATAACGCTACTTCTGTTGCTGTTTTCTGTACTGTATTTGCAGTTTCAGCAGCTCTAAGAATACCAGTAGTAATATCTTCAACAATACTATCTAAGTCCTTCTCTAGTTCCTGAATTGAATCACCACTAAGTTCTCTCCACTGGAAATCACCATCTTCTTTTGATGTAAACACAAATGCCTCATCTACACCAATAACAAGGGCAGGCTTTGCAGTATTGGTATTACCATCATCATCAATATCAGCTCCCCATATTACTGGAATAGGTAATGCTGCCATAGTAAGGTATCTATCTTTATGGGACAATCTATTGAAGTGTTTAATGTTAAGCTTGGCGGTATCATACAGCATAGGAACATTATCAACTGCAATTTCTATAAGAGGTATCCCTACATAGTCCGTTTTAATAGTTTCCATAAGGATAATATCTTTAGACCCAGCCACACGCTCATAGATACTAATATCACCATTTTCATCATAGTGCCTCCATCTTTGATAATATTCTGTTGCAAATTTACCTTTTGGTCTTGACAATATTTCCTCTATAACAATCATAGTGAAGTTACCATTCTCATCCCTACGCCAGTTAATGAGTTCTTTTCTTGTTATATGAACAAGATACGGTTCAGCTTTACCATCAGTAGCAGAATCTATAAGTACATAGGTTTTACCATCAAGTGTAACAGAATTGGTTACTTGTCTACAAAATGCTCTCAAATCTTGATGTTTATCAATTTTTTCAAAGCTTGCTGCAACCCTTGGACTCCAACCATCATGCTCAATGGCTTTCCTGAAAATCATACCAGTAAAGGCCTCAACAGCACGTCTTACAAAGTTTCTAAGTGTAGCCCTGTCCATTCTCTCTTCATAGGTACTTTTTTGTTCTTGTGGGAATTGAAATAGATATTGTTTTGTAGCATCAATACCTTGATATATATTATTTACCAATACGAGCTGGTGAAAACTCTGTTTATACTCAAGATGCTGTGTATCTGGTTTATCTTCAACAGTACCTTGGTTAAGTAGCAATGACTGGAACGATGATGGAAAAATTACTTCCTGAGATGTATACATGGCCATACCTTATATAGTTTTGTCTGCATTATAGCATAATATATTTTATCATATACCAACCCTCATTTTACCTATTGTAGTGGTTGGCTTAGCAAGTCCGAATACTCTGTTACATAGATAGCCAAGTGCATCGTTAATATCTTCAAGTCCATCTTTTACTGGAACTCCATTATCATCATATACTTGTCTCTCTAACTGCATAGTAAGTTCTGGACACTCATTTGTATTTACAAACAGGCTTCTTTCACCTTCTCCATTAAGAAACAGTGTGTTGGTTGATAATACTCTCTCTCTTACAGGTGGATTCTTTCTTGGTGCATTTATCCTGAAGCCTGCATCTCTCAATAGCTTAATATCAGACTTTGATGCGTCCATTGACTTCCTAGACCTACCTGAAGCATCTGGGTATATAGTAATCATTCTATCTGGATACCTTGCATGTATAGCTTCTATCATGGCTGGAGTATCATCAAGATTATGGAACTCACTTACACAATATAGCCTTCTAGCATCTTGTTCTGGTGGTTTCATGCCTACAACCGCACTCATACGTCCTACGTTGAAGTCCATGCCAATATGAAGCATCTGTGAACGTGGAAAGTCCTTCATTGTCAAATTTGTATTGGATTTATACCTGTCAAACCCTGAATATACTACATTTCCATTAAGATTCACCCACTCTCCATTAAGGTAAGCATCAATAAGCTGTGGTGGGTATGTAGCCCTAAGATTTGAGATGTAATCCTTTGGTAAGTGGTGATTATCTGCCGATTTTGCCCTAATTAGATGGTAATCTGGGTTATTTATATGGTCTTTCCCCCACATTGTATAGGTAAATCCAAATCCTTCCGGTGTTGTAACCACTGATACACTGTTTATACCGGTAGAACCATCTGGATTAACGAACTTTTTACGGTTACGAGCCAATACCTTAATCCATACGTCCATAGCCTTCTCAAGTGACATAACATCAGCTTCATCTAGGATAGCATGGTGGGTTTCATAACCAATAATACGGCTTGGATTCTCCATAGACCTGAAGATTATCTCACATTTACCACCTGGCATCCAAACTTCCATGATTCCATCTGATTTATTGAGCTTGTATAGTATGCCAGAGTTGGCAAAAATATCTTCAAATCTTGGGTAGTGGATACGTTTTGTAAGGTCAACGGTTGGTGAATATACACCTATTCTAGCCCTTGGAATCTCAGTTAAGAACCTAAGAACCCTATATACAAGTGATTCTGTTTTCCCACTACCATAACCTCCCAGAAGTAAAGGATAGCGTGCTTTGGAGTGTATAAAGTCAAATTGATGAGGTAATGCTTTTCCTACCAGTCTACCCATTGTTAATCCTTGATATAGAGTCTGCTAAAATACCTATTGCATCATATTTATCATCATTACAGCACTGCATAGCCGTTGAAGCAAGTATGGCAGACAGCATCTCATCATTTTCTATCTCACTTGTTACGGCAACCATAAGCATTCCTTGTATATTAACATGAGCATCTATGGATATTGCAAACTGGCTCACTTGGTATCCTCTTGCTTTTTAATCATTACATATTCAACAACAATCCTTGGAAAGTCATCACCATCTATCCTAATATCAACAGACTTCAATATTGATTGACCACCATTAAGTTCACGGGGTATTCCATATTGTTTTACTATTTCATCATTGATTTCCCAGTTTGTAGATGTACTCATTATTCACTCACTTCTGTATCAATCATTGGCGGTTCATCTCTAACAAAGTCAAATCCACTCACTTGAATGTTAAGCCCAACCTGTCCTGCATTGGTATTGAACTTCTGTGTAATCTCTGCGGCATCTGTCATCTGTGTAACGGCAGCAGCAATATTCTTCATATCATTGGTAGTACACTCTGGGTCATTCAGCTCAGTCTGTCCCTTTTTAATCATGGCAGCAGTAAGTTCTATAAAGCTTCTTGCAACATCTGGAGCATACTCATTTATCATTTCCTTCATACTTCTTGCAGCAACAGGATTTTGTTCCTCTACTCTCATCATCGCCCTCCTTTGAGCTATCTCTTTATCTACAAAATCAACTATATCTTGAATTGGCTCTATGCCATCCAGTATAGCAAATAATGTCAGCTTTCTTGCATGGCCATACTTCTCAACCAAGTCCTCTATAGGCATACCGGCACTTATTCTGGTAAATATATCAGTCCAAGGCATTAACTCATCTGTACCATATATCTTGAGCTTGTTCCTACTTTTTACCTCACTATCAGTTAAGGGCTTGAAGTTCATAAAATTATTATATTCGTATGGTGTCATTATCAAGTACCCTCATTACAAGTGCTGTAACCCTAGCTTTTTCTTTATTTCTAAAAGACCTAGCCCTACTTCTTTCTTTGACTGTTTCTTTATTGTTTTCATAATATTTCTTATATGATTCTTTGCCTGTCTCATGGAAGCATGCCTTACACCTTGCCCTATTCTTATAGAACCTTGATAAGTGCATCTCTTCACCACATCTAGTACATGCCCTTGTAATACTTTTGGGTTTCTGTTTGATGTCAAGCATTGGCTCATTTAGTCTGCCTTCTCTCTCCATATAATTTCCTTTAACATATATCTGACATAACCCGATACATTTCGACCTTTCCGTTCAGCCACCTTAACAAGTCTATCATGGTCACGCTTTGTCATTCTTACTATGATTGTTTTCTCTAAATTCACTGGTAACTCCTGTTTTGTATTACAAATTATAATAGATTATCTGATATATGTCAAGACTTGATTACTATATCATTACTATCAAGCATGGTATTTACATCACTAAGCCACTGTTCAAGCCTGTCCATCCTACTATTGAAATAGTCAAGCCTTCCCCAATATATTTCACTATCTTTGAAATGTAAGAATATCTCCTCAAGCTGTTTTAAGTCTGCCTTTTTCATTCCTGATATATCTATACTATCTATCTGTATGCTCATTATTAATTCCTTTTGTGTGTCATTATATCCTATTTGTATTACAAGGTTTGTGTGGTGTAATACAAGGTTTAGAATTGTTTTGGCGGTGTTGGTGGGTTTGGCATCTC